AACATGGAGCAAACACAATGGGATACTATGAAAAACGCACTAAGTTCCTCGGTTTACCCATCATTATCCGTAAGAGAGCGAAGAAGAGCAGAGGATTTTCTGTTCTCATAGCCGATCCCACTACGGACTTCAACGCTATCCACATGGGTAAGCTTTCACTATACTGGCACAGATTCACACCCGTTAAAGGAGTCTACCGCACTTGGTCACCGAAATCGTAATCGACAATCATCCCCATGCCCGTAGCTACACTAAGTATGGGGGTGCTTGTGACATCAAGGAACATGATTGGGTGCACAGCAATGTTGTGTTTCAGGCTAGCCCAATCACCTATCAACCCATCATGGAGGCATTCAGAACCAGTGAGCCATTCAAACTATTAGCCTGGAACCCAGTGATCGATTGCCCTACCAAGACAATCACTCGTTGGTACATGCAAGAATCACCTGTACCACTACATGAAGGTGAGGCACTGTGGCTATCGTTTGAATCCATTAACAAACCACCGTTTGATTTCCTGCAATACCTGTGTGACAAGTACCACATACCCATTGAAGTAAACAGCATTTACCCGTATCAGATTTATCAAAAACGCATCCATTTACAACCTTTTATTTACTCAACTCGTAAGGAACTAGCATGAACACATCACTCGATACCGTACTTCCCGCACTTCCCCAGATCCTTGACTTCGACCCAGTGCGTGAGCCTCAGATCCGTAATGGTGTAGCTATCCGTAACCAGTACTGGGTAGTCAATCCTAACACAGACACCGTGATTGGTAACGGTAAGTCCATTCACAATCCCCAGAACTTCAGCAAGGTATGGGACAGTTTTCGTGAGGGGTTACTGCACTCAGGTCTGGATACATCCGAAGCTGAGGTCAAGTTCAATGTTATCAAGGAAGGTGCTGCCATGGAAGCACAGATCGTACTCAAGCGTTACCAGTACGAACAAGTGCTTGGTGAACCTGCCAAGATGACCATGAGTTTCCGTGACTCACACGATCAATCAATCCGTAGGCAGATCAGGGCTATGATCTATCGCCTAGCTTGCCTGAACGGTATGATTGCACCACGTGAGGCAGTTGGTATTGTACAGAAGCATACGACCTACAGTGATCCAGATACCGTAGGTAAGATTGCTTCCAAGTTCCCTGACCAATTGCTGAAAGATGCACAGGTCATGCGCTTGATGCAAGGTGTCAAGGTTCAACGTGCAGATGCCATTGATTTCCTTGAGCGTAATGTAGCTACCTATCCAACGAAGACAGGTACGAAGGTGAACAAAAAATGGTTAGATCGTATTGTAGGTATCCACGATAGCTACAATATCCTAGGTGAGAATAGTTATCATTTGTACAATACTCTCACTCACATCAGTACTCACGTGGAATCACGTACTGCTGATGTAGCTACCAAGCGTATCCGTATTGAGCAAGATATCGAGTCTGTGATTCGTGGTGAAGAGTTCCAGACTAGGTTCATGCCTGAATTGCTAGCTGCCTAGGAGCATAGACATGAAGAAGGTACATAGGCGTAGTCGTAACCCAGTAGCAAAGGACTTACGTACACCTAAGTACCGTCTTCGTGTGCTCAAGGATAAGCGTAAGCAGTTGCAAGATAAACTCATTCAAAAGGAGATTGAAAATGCTAAGCAAGATATTTGAACATATACTTTTGTTGTCTCAGATTATGTTAGGCATTGCCTGTGTCTGTCTTATTGCTTTTTTCTTGATAGATGCAGACAATAAGAATATAGCTGAGCGTGTGGCACGTAACTTGTGCAAGGTAACAGAGGGACACTTGGTACGTGAGATAGGTAACCGTGGAGATTACTTCTGCTATTCACGGAATAAAGATGGTAAGACATTCAGTAGGGTTGTATTAAATACAGGAGAAAATTAATGGCTGAAGTAAAGAGTATCGTGGAGCACGAAGATGGCAGTGCTACCCTGACCCTGGACATGACAAGTGAGGAGACATCTACCTTACTTTCATGGGCACTGAAGGAAGCAATTAATAATGCAATTAAGATGGACAAGGAGTACCAATGGAGTGCTTTGCAGAAGGATAGCAAAAGCATTGTGAGATACAGGCAAGGGTCAGCACAATGGGAAGATGATGACCACATATCTGTATATGCACTAGATCACCCCAAGTATGGTGAAGGTATCGTAAGAACTTCCACCGTACTACGTGTTAGAGCCACTGCCTTTGGTGGTATTTACGAAACAAGGAATTCTATCTATGTCCCAGACCAATACACTCCAAAACAAACCAACACCGAAGATCAAGAGTAATTACCTTACGATTGCATACCGATTCGGACAGACTAACAATCACTGGTATGTAGTCTACATGGGCGATGACCAAGACAAGGCTATGGCACTAGCGGAAGATGAGGTAGCTGAACGTGGTGGTAAGTATGGGGTAGCTACATTCAAGGTAGCTGATACACAAACACCTGAACTGTCGTACCGTACCATGCTTTGCTACTACGCTTCTTCACTTAATGAGACACTGCCCTACCATAACTATCGGTACGATGAATTGATGGAAATGGGTGTGATCCTAGAGGACTATACAAAGGGGCATGTGTACAGAGTTGAAGAGACTGACCCACAGACACCTGCATTTGTGGAGAAGGTAGGCATTGAACCTGATGACATCATAGTCAAGGAAGCTAACCGTAGGAAAGAGAAGTATTCCAAACTAACACAGCTACAACAAGAAAGGCTAGAGGTATACCGTGAAGGTTAAATTGATTTCATATACAAACGTAAACACTGGAGCATTTGTAGATGACGATGGCGTTTATACAGGACATCCCCAAACGATTAAAGAATTGGTTGCGTACTGCGCTCGTGTCTCGAATCCATCCAATCAATTCAATAGCAAAACTGCAGACAAACTACTGGAGTACCTCATTGAACACAAGCACTGGTCACCCTTCGAGATGGTCAACCTCTGCCTCGAAATCACTACCACCAGAGATATTGCAAGGCAGATCCTCAGACATAGATCCTTTAGCTTCCAGGAGTTTAGCCAACGATATGCTGACCCAACTAAAGAACTCTCATTTGTACTTAGAGAAGCAAGGCTACAAGACAAATCTAACAGACAGAATTCTATTGAAACTAATGACAAGCGATTGCAAGAAGTCTGGGAGTACCACCAACTCGCAGTGAAACATGCAGCATTGGATGCCTACAACTGGGCTATCAAGCATGGGTTGGCTAAGGAAGTTGCAAGGTCTGTGCTACCCGAAGGTATGATGGAATCTAGGATGTATATGAATGGGACATTGCGTAGTTGGTTACATTACCTAGACCTACGCACTAAGAATGGTACGCAGAAGGAGCATGTAGAGGTAGCACTGGCATGTGCAGAGGCTATTGCTAGTGTCTTTCACTTGGAGTAGACATGAATACAGACTCTAAAATACTCGCTGTAATACCCTCATCTAACCAAGCTTTAATGGCAGATGATTTGATGGATGAACTTAGGCAGGTAATCAATGCCGATAAGTACAACCACATGACTATAGCCACGGTCATAGGGGTTTTAGAGATGACTAAGTTACATTACTGGACAGTAAACTAAGGAGTTAATATGTACGCAGATGACTTTAATCGTATCGCAAAGTACACTCGTGTGGGGTCTATCTATGGCGATAAATCACTTATGGATTTTGCTGAGGCAGTTGCTTATGAATCCAGTGAACGACAGCTAACTCACTGCATCAATCTGTTGGATAAGTATGGCATGAAGGAAGCTGCAGATATATTAAGGGGCGAAGGATGAACAGAGAAGACATCATCCGCATGGCACGAGAGGCTGGGTGCAAACCATTCAGAAGCCCAGAACACTGGGACGATGTGCAAGTCTTTGCCACCCCCAATGTTCTTGAACGCTTCGCTGCCCTTGTTGCTGCTGCCGAGCGTGAGGCGTGTGCAAAGGTGTGTGACGCTGTGCAGAAAAAGAACGAAGACGACGGAGCATGGATGTGGGAAGCGAGAAACTGCGCCGCCGCCATACGAGCACGAGGCGAAGCCGAGTATGAAAGGGGAGAGAAATGAAATTTAGAAAGAAGCCTGTGGTCATCGAGGCCACGCAATGGTTCAAGCACGGCGATCACCCCAAGGTGTTGCCGATGCTAAGGGGGTACGAGAGCCCAACGAAAGGCCGCATCCCCACGCTGGAGGGGCCAATGGAAGTCACCGCTGGCGACTGGATCATCACTGGCGTGAGGGGTGAGCACTACCCGTGCAAGCCAGACATCTTTGAGATGACTTATGAAAGGGTGGAAGAATGAACCACACTGAAATTATACAAGCCGTAACTGCCACACCATTAACTGCTATCGATCTACAAAAGAAGTTTAAAGTACCACATGCTCGTGTAGTAGCTGTATTACAGTACATGCGTAAGCAAAACATGGTCATTGCAGTTAAGGTAGGTACTAAGTGGGCATGGACAGTGCCAGGATATGTGCCTGAAGAAGCTGTCATTACACAGCCTGAGTCCAAGAAAGAACGTATGAAGTTCCTATCAACCGTATTCAACAATTGGGGTAGGCAATCACATGGGGCGAGCCAAACGAACACGGATTCCTGATGCCGTTGAGATGTACTACAAGTCACTGGAGTATAGGTCACTCTCTCCCCAGGCTCAGAAAGATTATCGGTACTGTCTCAATGCTTTCTTACAGACACCTGTTCGGGTTGACATGAAGATAGAGAACTATAGCCTGCAAACAATCAGTGTACCCATAGCCCAACGTGCATACAACACTTGGGCTGAGAGGGGGGTACCGTTTGCTAATCACACTATGTCAGCTGCCTCTGTAGTATTCAATCTTGCCATACGGCTAGGATACTGTGAGATAAATCCCTTCAGCAAGGTACTTAGAAGGCCCCACAAGCCACGTAAAGTAGTCTGGACTAGGGAGGATATCACCTGCTTCCTAAACGTGGCTTATAGCTCGTTTAATACCCGTTCTGTGGGATTGATAGTTCAGATGGCATACGAGTGGTGTCAGAGGCTAGGGGATATGTCCAATCTCAAGTGGACTAACTACAACTTTGATACTAAAGTACTATCATTGGAGCAGTCAAAGCGTAGGGCTAGGGTAGAGTTACCTACAACAGAGGAGTTACATGAGATGCTAGTGCAGCAGAAGCAGGAAGTAGGCACAGATTACATAGCTCCTCAGTGCTACAGGGATAGGATTCATAACAAGCCTTACGACAAGTTCCAATTGGCACTAGCGGCAAGGAGGGTTATACGTAAGGCAGGGTTACCTGAAGAGCTACAGATTATGGATATGAGAAGGACAGGTACCATGGAGATGGTCGATGCAGGTGTTCCATTACCACAAATCATGTCAGTGACAGGTCATGTAAGTCCCGGTTCAGTAACCCCTTATATGAAGAATACATTGACAAGTGCTAAAAATGCTGCTAAGCTTCGCTTCACCAACACGGACAGTGTACATTTAAGTGATTAGTTATATGTATTTATTAATAATAATATTAATATATTAATAAAGATTATTTAAATGATTAATATAAAAGACTATATATCTAATTTAGATTTATATGTAGGTCAAACATATAGAAGTACATGTCCAGTGTGCAATAGAAAGAATACATTTACAGTGACCAATGACAACGGTACACTTATATGGAATTGCTATGCTAATAGTTGTACATTGAGAGGGAAGTTAGGTGTAGGTTTACGTATAGAAGATATACGTAGGCTGATGGATAAAGCCAATGCACCTAACGATGAAGTACCTTTTGTGCTACCTGAATGGATCGTTAAAGAACATGAACACATTCAAACATTTCGTAGGCAGAACTGTATCCATGAATCCGTGGAACTACGCTTCGATGTCAGAGACAGTCGAATTGTATTTACAATCATGGACAAGGATAAGATGGTTGATGCTGTGGGAAGGATCTTTAATTCATCATCTGTTCACCGTACCCCGAAGTGGAAAAGGTATGGCAATTCTCGCAGAGCGTACACTTGTGGAGAAGGTTCGACAATTATCCTTGTTGAGGACTGTATCTCAGCTACCCAAGCATTGCACTTTCAATGCACAGGATTCGCTATCATGGGGACAGCCCTACTTAGGGAACACATCGAGCAACTACAAGGTTACTCACGTGTCTTAGTGGCACTTGACCCAGATGCAATGGCTAAGACTGTTGCATACACCAGAGAACTCAAGTCACATGGCATTGACGCATATGCATTGAAGCTGTATGATGACTTGAAATATCGCCAACCACAGGACATGCAACGTGTCCGCTCATTGATTGAGAAATTAAATGGAACATGCCTTACTGAAGAGTCTCCTTGATAAGTCTTTCTATGACGATACTAGGGGAGCTAAGTGCCCAGACAAGATCTTTAGCAAGGATCTACGCAAGATAAAACAACTCATTGACAAAGCCATGGAAGAGTACCAACGGGACATAACCCCAGAGGAACTAGAGGCTTTGTACTTCACCGAGAATCCCACACTTACAACGGCACAGAAACATGCCATGCATCTTGAGTTTAAAAAGATACATGGAAGTTCTGTCATGGGTGCAGATGTAGCACAGAAAATAATCAGTAACCTGTTTAGGCAACTAGTAGGTGAGGAGGTAGCTAACCTAGGATTCCAGTATGTGAATGGTGAACAGAGCACCATGGAACCACTGAGGCAGATCCTCGATAGTTACCAAGATGATTTCACCCCACAGATACGAGTTAATTATGTAGACAATAGTATTGATAACTTACTAGACAAGGCAGCTAGCAATACCAAGTGGAGATTCAACATACCTTCACTGTTTAATTCAGTACAAGGTTTAGACAACGGTATGCTGTTTGTAATAGGTGCTAGATCTAATGTAGGTAAGTCAAGCTTTCACAGTACCTTATGTGCTACACCGCATGGATGGGCCTCACAAGGGGCACGTATCCTGATTCTATGTAACGAGGAGAAGCCTGAGAGAGTGGCTAGCAGGTACATGACAGCAGCTACAGGCATGACCATGGCACAGATAGCTGCAGATAAGGCACAGGCACACAGGCTCTATGATCCTATACGAGATAATCTTAAGTTTGTAGATGCCACAGGTAAGACCATGAGATGGGCAGAGTCAGTGATCAAGACACACAAACCAGACATTGTAGTGCTTGACATCGGATCTAAGTTCGCTGAAGATGGGGCATCTACTCAAGATCCTGCAGTACTTAAAGCCAATGCAGTGTATGCAAGAAACATTGGGAAGATGTACGGTTGTCTTGTAGTTTATTGTACACAGTTATCTGCTGAGGCTGAAGGGAAGATCGTTCTATCTCAAGCCATGATCGAAGGCAGTAAGACAGGGCTTGCAGGAGAGAGTGACCTAATGATTTTAATTGCACGTAATCCCCCATTGCAGGACTCTACAGACGGTGATGATGGTCAGAGACACTTGAACATAGTAAAGAATAAGATCAATGGTATACACCGAATTATCCATGCTGAGTTTGATTATTCCACTGGAGTGTATTTTTCATAGTAGTGAACACAAGGATTAAAGATCATGAGATTTAAATACCGCACTAAAAAACCAGATCGTGATAGGCTATGGGGTATGAGTCCTAGCCAATTCAAAACCATGTTAAAGCTGCGAGGGTTTAGTGTTGACCGTGACTTCTTTAAGATAGGTGCCATGGCTAAGAAGGGTAATCGTCTATATAGGTTTCGTTACTGGGCATACCCAGACTTCTTTGTAGATATTAGCTGCCCACTAAATGAGTTTGATCGGTGGGCAAACAGTGTAGATAAAACCATTAACTTTTATAACTTTATTGAATCATGAACACAAGAATTAAAGAACTCGCTGAACAGGCTTGGGATAGCCTCATTGATGAAATGGGCGATGTATATAGAGAGGATGGACTTAACTGGGATTTCCTTCATGCCTATGATAAAAGATATGCTGAGTTGATTGTGAGGGAGTGTGCTGAGCAATGTCTCAGTGACGATTCTATACGTATCTTAAACCATTTTGGAATTAAAGAATGACTATTGAAACTTACACACGAAAGGCTAGGTTCTCTGAGCTTAAACCTTACGATCCCTTCGCTGATACAGGTGACTTTATGGAAGTATGCGAGTGGCACAATGGTGAAGGTTTTGATGTGAGCATAAACAACCGTGTTGTTAGTTTTACTTTGGGGCAATGGGAATGCCTACAAGTATTAGTAAACTATAAGGGGTGAGCACAGTGAATGAAGGATTAGAAAAAATGTGGGATGATCCCAGGTTTAAATTTCTAACAGACCTTGATAGATTATTTGATAGTAGCAAGATATGGGGCGGTATGGAATGGGTTTATCATCCTATTCAACCTGCCAAATATCGTCCTATGTCCGAGCGTGTTCGTGCTGAGTTAGGTAAACTTTATCAAGAATATGGAGTTGAAGAATGAGACTTGAGCGTGTCAAGATTAATCGTCACAGTAGAGTAAAGATTTTGTGTTCGTATTGCGATACATTGAACCACGAGCCTGAAACTTATGCTGATCTTAATACACGATTCCGTTATATCTGTCGTAAGTGTGCTATGGATATGATGTTAATTGATGGAAAAAATTTGGAGTTTAAGAATGAATTCACGAATTCGAGAACTTGTTGAACAGGCTGGGTTCTTAAACAAGGATGAAGAATCCATTGAGTATTTCGCCGAGTTAATTGTTCGGGAATGTATAGATAAGATTGAAACCTATCGTATCCCTGTAGGTAACAGTCGATCCGGTGAGCTTGCATGTGAGTGGACTTACAATGCACTGAAAGAAATTAGGGATGATATCAAGGAAACTTTTGGAGTTAAATGATGAGCACAAGTAACGCAAGCACTATCCCTAACTTTGAAGGACCGACCGCTAAAGGTCCTTTTGAAATTAAGGACCCCTGGAAGCACCGCTCTGCTGGTATGCGCTGTCAGACCTGCATGTGGTACGTCCCTAAGGCGGGAGCGCCTGTCTCCACTGAGAAGGGGTCGTTTGGTCGATGCCGCAGACATGCACCCACAATGGGTGGCTTCCCCGTCGTCTTCGGCATGGACTGGTGTGGCGACCACCGGCTGGATGAGGGGAAGCTATGAGCAGAGAAGCTATGCAACTGGCGCTTGAAGCGCTGGAGGATGCAAACGATGTGGCTCGCATGGAATTTAGTGATGAAGATTACTACTCGGAAGCGATTAACGCCCTGCGCCAAGCACTGGAGGAAAAGCAAAAGACCGCAGTATCGCCAGGTAAAGGTACGGGTTTTAATTATGCCCGTTCCCTCGGCATCACCGTACTGCGACAACCGCAAGAGCAAGTGGGGCGGCGTGAGCCAGAGCCTACGGCGTGGCAGTGCCAATGCGGTAAAGCGTATACGGTTACTTGTATTTCAAGCAAACCGTCAAAGCGTGAATGGGTTGGGCTGACGGATGAGGAGATTCAGGACTTGAGTTATCTATCTCAGAAAATCGACGAAGGTAATGCAGCGTGGTTTGATCGGTGGGGATTTGCACGAGCCATTGAAGCCAAGCTAAAGGAGAAGAACAAGTGGTAAATATCGTAACAGGACTACGACTGAAAGAACCAAGTTAAAGGAGAAGAACACATGACGGAAGAACTTGGACCGTGGTGTAACGGCGAAGCATGGTGCCTGGAATGCCATAATGAGTGGGTTGCAATCTGGCCACTTGGTGCTGAGTCACTAGAGTGTCCGGACTGTGGCAGCACAGACACGGATAGGGTACAGGAAACCCCACACAAGAGGAAAAAAGAAGAACGGCATGTGAGATCACGAGCCTATGAAGCATGGAGAGAATCCGAATCCTATCAAGTACCTATGACACCTGCAGGTGTGGAAGCTGCTAACGCTAGGATGAGAGCATTTGTAAAAGGATTTGAAGCAGGTGTACATGCAGCTGCTGACATGCTTGAAGAAAAGCACACAGAGGAAAAACACACAACCACCAAGTTACACAACTACTATCTGGTATCATCCAGATTAGTGAGGGAGTTGTATAAAGATGATTACGACACTGGACGTTGAGAACACAATCACAGTACGAGATGGAAAGAAACACTTAGATCCATTCGAAAAGGGTAATACACTGGTCATGGTAGGTATCAAACACCTTGATCAGGAATCACAAGTCTACACATTCGACCATTCGGAAGTGCAGGTAAATGTAGATAAGTACCGACATAATGTACAGGAAGCTCTCAACAAAACTACCTTACTCATAGGTCACAATATCTCTCACGATCTATTGTGGCTCTGGGAGTGTGGGTTTAAGTACACAGGTAAAGTGTTCGATACCATGTTAGGTGAGTACATATTACTGCGTGGTATAACTAACCCCCTTGACTTGGGATCAGTGGCACTAAGACACAATTCCCCTGTCCAGAAACAAGATGTCATCAAAGATTATCTCAAACGTGGTATCTCAGTACGAGATATTCCCCATGCAACACTCTCAGAATACTTATGTCACGATCTAGGTGCTACTGAATGGGTCTACAAATCCATCCAGAACAAGCTACAGCAGCCTGAATATGCAGGGCTAGTGGGTACTATGGATCTCACTAACGAAGTCACTGTAGTACTTGCTAGGATGTATCAGG